GTCTCTTGGTTCTGTTTTATCATCAAATTCTACCTTCAAGAATCCACCAGTTCTTATTCTTATGGAGTAAGTACCATCGGTACTTGGTTTGAAGTATCCTTCCCATTGAACTCCACCATATAAAGAAGCGAAGTCAATAATAATTTTATTTGTGTAACTAAAGTTACCTCTCTCCCAGAAATTATCTGTTTTAATTAATAGTTCTGGATTGAATCCGTTGAATGTACTTGATGGATCTTCTGATACTGCTCGTTGTACTGCATTTGTATCATAGTATGATGCTGTTAGTCCATCACCACCAGCAAAGAAAGGTTCTGAAGTGGTAAAGTATGCCTTATCAAATCTATTTTCTAATGTGATGAGGGGATTATATACTCTTAGTTGCCCGTTTGGTATAATTTGTTTTACCGTAGCATCAGATGCAGATGTAAAAGTTCCAGTAGATAAATCGGACAGGTAGATATCTCTTATTACTTCTATATCTTCCCAGGTAAAACTCTCTGCACCATCAGCAAGACCATCAAGTAAGTTGTTTATTGCTTGTTTTTTATTTGGGACATCAGCAAGATTTAAACTTCTTTTTAGACCAAACTTACTGAAAATTTTTCCTGCCATTTTGCTGGTATACAATCCACTATGTATTTATCCTGACAGAGGGACTTGACAAGACTCTCAACCTCATATATACTGATGTCGTAATTCGTTACAAAACTAAATGACTGTAACAACAAATGATCGTGGGCAGCAAAACATGTGGGCGAAAGAGCCTACTATGTACTACCACAACTATGGTATGCAAACCCCCTACGAACAGAAGGAGATGTATAATGGACGCTGGGCTATGATTGGATTTGTTGCTGGTATTATTTCATATACAGCAACAGGTAAGTTTTTCTTTGGCATCTTTTGATGGAATATATTGCTCTTTTTCTTATTGGATTATTTGTTCTTATTTCTTTAGTCTTATAATTTATTTTATGCCTACCATTATAAATAAATATATTGTATGGTAGGCATAAAATATGAGGAATAAAACATTTAATATTGGCGATAAAATATGGATGCTGACAATTGTTGGACATTCCATTATTGAGCAAAAAAATGGAAGAAAAAGAAACTATTATCAGTGTAAATGTGATTGTGGAAATGAAAAAATAGTTCAAGTTGAATCTTTTAAATTAAAAAATGGAAGATTCAAATCTTGTGGATGTAAAAGAGCATCTGTTGGTGGTATATCTAATACTAAAGAATATAGAATGTGGAAATCTGCACAAGAACGCTCCCTTAAAAAAGGATTGGAGTTCTCAATAAAAGTAGAAGATATATTAATACCAAAAATTTGTCCTCTATTAAATAAAAATCTTATTATTGGTGACAGGGAATATACTCCTTCACTTGATAGAATTGATAGTAGAAAAGGATATACACCAGATAATATTTGGGTTATATCTCATAGGGCAAATCAAATTAAAAATGATGCGACTCTTGAAGAACTAAAACTTATTGTAGAAAATTTAAAAAAATTAAAATGACTGAAATTATTTGGACCCTGACAGCGGTTGCTTTTTTTGTAACCCTGTGCTATGCTGTAGAGAAGCTCGCTGAGACTTACTAATGACCGCTTTTAACATCACCCTACAATCCCCTGACGGAACTTCAACTACGATTGAATGTCCTGAAGATCAATATATTCTTGATGCTGCAGAATTTGCAGGTATCGATCTTCCTTCCAGTTGCCGTGCTGGTGCTTGCTCTGCCTGTGCTGGTAAGATTATCTCTGGTACAGTAGATAATGAGGAACAATCCTTCCTTGATGATGAACAACTTGAAGATGGTTGGATCCTCACTTGTGTTGCATATCCCACCAGCGATTGTGTGATCCTGACCGAACAGGAAGAGAACCTGTGACGGCAATTCAACCATCATCTGTTGCCATGCTGGGACAATTTGCTATCGCTCTTGAGAAACTAAACTGGGATCCCAACGATGAGATCTCAGTTGAAATTGCTGGAGTTGCTGTAACAGGAACTGCCACTAACCCAGATGCTAACCCCAAGTGGGCGAAACCATTTGGAACGATCACATATCAGAATGATGCTTTCATCATTATCAAAAACAAAACAAGGAACCCTGTTGTTTCTTCTCAACCAAACCCTGACCTAAAACAAAAACATTCATATCAAGGAGAACAAAAATGAAATTCGGTTTTACCCCTGAAGCAGAAATCCTCAACGCACGTCTTGCGATGCTAGGTTTCGTAATTGCTGTTGGAACTTATCTTACCACGGGTCAAATTATTCCTGGTGTCCTTTGATAAATAACAATTGAATATCGTCGGCGCAAGCCAAAGGGACCCCTGCCAAATAACAGGATGGTCCCTTTTTTGTTTTTATCATAGAGGTGTATGATGAACGATCAAGTTTTTCACGTTTACAAAAAGAATACTAACAATACTGAGGTAGTAGCACACAGCCTGTCAGTTGACGAACTGGAACAGAGACTGGTTGACAAGTCTGTTGACATGAGTATTCACGAGATCCAGCCGTGTCAGGTGGAGTACAATGAGGCCAGTTACTGAACTGGTACAATTGAGTATTTATACCTGACTTTTGGGGTTGACAGCAGAATGGGGTACGGGTTATAATAAATAGGTAAACAAATGTTACGGATTCCTCATAATTCGTAACACGAAACACCCGCTAACCGAGACCTATGGGTGTATAAAACACGTCTCTCATATCCCGCCTGAGGGTGGCGGGAGAATAGTAACTCCACCATTTCCCTGATGGTCTTACTACTTTTTTTAGAAAAAATGACTGCAACTATTTCAAGACAACGCACTACTGGTGCTTGGGAATCCTTCTGCGAATGGGTTACAAGCACAAACAACCGCCTCTATGTAGGTTGGTTCGGCACTCTGATGATCCCGACTCTGCTTGCTGCAGCAATCTGTTTCATCGTTGCCTTCATCGCTGCTCCACCTGTGGACATTGATGGCATCCGTGAACCTGTATCTGGTTCTTTGATGTGGGGTAACAACATCATCTCTGGTGCTGTAGTTCCTTCAAGCAACGCTATCGGTCTTCACTTCTATCCCATCTGGGAAGCAGCATCACTCGATGAGTGGCTATATAATGGTGGACCTTTCCAACTGGTCGTCTTCCACTTCCTGATTGGTATCTATGCTTATATGGGACGCGAATGGGAACTTTCTTACCGACTTGGTATGCGTCCTTGGATTTGTGTTGCCTACTCTGCACCCGTTGCTGCTGCTAGCGCAGTGTTTCTGGTCTATCCCTTCGGTCAGGGATCCTTCTCTGATGCGATGCCTCTGGGGATTTCGGGAACTTTTAACTACATGCTTGTTTTCCAGGCAGAACACAACATTCTCATGCATCCTTTCCACATGCTGGGAGTTGCTGGGGTCTTCGGTGGTTCTCTTTTCTCTGCTATGCACGGATCTCTCGTCACCTCTAGTCTCGTTCGTGAGACGACTGAAGTAGAAAGTCAAAACTATGGTTACAAGTTCGGTCAAGAAGAAGAAACTTATAATATTGTCGCTGCTCACGGTTATTTTGGTCGTCTTATCTTCCAATATGCTTCTTTTAACAATAGCCGTAGCCTTCACTTCTTCCTTGCTGCTTGGCCCGTGGTTGGTATTTGGTTCGCTGCCCTTGGCGTATCTACTATGGCGTTCAATCTGAACGGATTCAACTTCAACCAGTCCCTGCTTTCTGCTGACGGTCGTGTGATCAACACCTGGGCTGACATCCTCAACCGAGCAAACCTTGGATTTGAAGTTATGCACGAGCGTAAATTTGGGTATTGCGCTCTTTAAATCGGATGAATTGCTGGAAACCCCAAGTGGGCAATCAGCAGCCAAGTCCTAGATACATCTAGGAAAGGTTCAGAGACTACCTGAGGAGTTTAGTCTCCTTAATAACAGGCATGAGCGTCCGACACCAGAAATGGTGATGATATAGTCCAATCCTGGTAGCGATACCAGACTTCAAGAGGTTTACAAGAATGCCCATAATTTTCCTCTTGACCTTGCATCAGTTGAAGCAACTCCTATTGCCTTGACTGCTCCAACCATCGGGTAATATAATAGAGAGGAACTCTGCGGAGTTCCTTTTTTTATAAATAATTGAGCACGAAAGAAAGCACGAAATGACTAAACTATACTCAGACCTGTATAGAACCTGTATGACTTGTGGTGTTGAAAAGAATATTCTAGAGTTTTATATGCGTGATAAGAAAACTGGCAAGAGGCACTCTGCTTGTAAAGAATGTGATAAAGCAAGAGTAAAAGCACGGCATCAAGCAAATCCAGAACGCACTAGAAATAATGACTTGAAGAGAAACTATGGCATAACTCTTCAAGAACATCAGGAAATGTATGAGAATCAGAATAAAGTTTGTGCTATTTGTAAAGGTGAAGGTGATGGTAAATGGAAAAAATTGTGTGTAGATCACGACCATAAGACAGGTAAAGTTAGGCAATTACTTTGTAGAAATTGTAATATGGTTCTGGGTCAAGTCGGTGATAATAAAAATCTTTTAGAAGAAATGATTAAATACCTACAAAAGCACCAGTAATTGGTTGACGAATAATAAGTTACCTGTTATACTGAGGGTCGTTATGACCCTCTTTTTTATGAACATAAAACTTTACTCAAAAAAAGGATGTCCGATGTGTGATCACGCTAGAGAACTTTTTAGGAGAGCAAATTTAGAGTATTCTGATATTAAAGTTGGAGATGATATTCCAAGAAGTGAATTTGGAGAAAAATATCCACATGTAAATGCATTTCCATTTATTGTTATTGATAGAATGGAATTTGTGGGACTAGTTGGTGTAGCAAGATATCTTGTTCAAAAAGGTTTTGTATCTTCAAATAAAAATGTCTGAACTTAAAATAAATAGAGGCGTGGAGCTCATGCTTAGGGGGGCTAAACTGAAGGAAGAATCAAAACCAGAGCATGGTATGCTCATTAATAAGGTATTCACCCTCCTAAGAAGAAAAGTCTACTTCAACTTAGAAATTAGGTGGGGCAAAGAAAAAGATTAGTTCGGAGTTGAACAAATGGCGCAAGCAACAATCGTTTACTTTTCAGCAACAGTTTCATTTATCTTTCTGTGTGTTGGAGTGATTGCTGGATGGACAGCAAACGAAAAGTTACATGAGTACATGTACGGCAAACTTGAAGCAGAAAATGTACATCCAGAAATGCTTGATGGAGATGGTCAATGGATCAACGAAGAACTCCTATCAGTACGCTTTGTCGATGAAGATTACGACGAAGATTATGAGGACTAAATACACATACGACATCAATTAGGTTATGCAATTATTACTACATGAAGTGCTACAAAAAGTAAGCAACGCAAAAACTAAAGCAGAAAAGATCAAACTCTTACAGGAATACAACACTCCAGCACTCAGAGCAATTCTGATTGCTAATTTTGACGAGAGTGTTATCTCCATGTTGCCCGAAGGCGACGTTCCTTACACTAAAAATGCTGCACCAGAAGATACAGAGCATACGAAACTCTTACATGAGTATCGTAAGCTCTATCTTTTCTTCAAGGGTGGAGCAAATGTCTCACAGAACCGCCGTGAGACCCTCTTCATTCAACTGCTGGAGGGTCTACACGCGGGTGAAGCAGAGGTTCTATGTCTGATGAAGGATAAGAAGCTTGGCAAGCGTTGGAAGGTCACCAAGCAGTGTGTGGAGGAGGCATATCCTCAGATCAAGTGGGGAGGTCGCAGTTGAGTGTAAAAGTTCTCCATCAAAATTGTGATCCTTCCCTGGCAGATGATAAGTCTCTGCCATACACCGCATATATTGTTGAATATGATGAAAGTGGAATCTGTTATGACATAGTAATCTGTAATAAAAAAGCGGACATCTTTGATCACTACTGGGACAAGTATAGAGAAGGTCTTATTAGTTTCAAGCAAACAGAAGGACGTGTCAACCCTAAACTTTGGGGTATCCAACAACCAACAAAGAAAAAGAAATAATAAAATTGTATAGAATTTTACCAAATTTATGGTATAATTAGTTATACGTTCATCGCCTTTGGCGACGGAAGTAAGTCGCGGAACGGATCGTTCATTCGCTATTTGCAAATAGCGAACGCAAACGACTGAAGGAACGCTCTTTAAATTCAAACTTAAGGAGAACCCTAATGTCAATCGCAACTTACCGTGGATGCAAGTATAATACTGACATCCCTAAGCAAGAATATCAGAAGTGGTATTCGGAAACTCATGCACCAGCTCATGCTGCTAACACCTATCGTGGTGTTGCCTATCGCCCATGTAAGAATGTGGAGGTGGCAAATTGAGTAAGCTTAACTTCTTGCAACTCATTAAAGAGAAGCAGCAAAAAGAAGATCGTCGTCGTAAAGCATCTCTAGTCCAATTAACTGGATGTGCTAAATGATTTAAGCGGGGTTTACACCCCGCTTTTTTTGTCTTATAATTAGTAGTGTAAGTCATAAGACCATGGACAAAAAGCAACTTAAACTCATAGTCAGAAACTTAAAACTTCTGGTTGAATGTCTTGAATCAGAAATCTATTCTGATGTGAGTGCATACAAAGATGATCTTGGAACAAATAACAAACATTCTATTGGGGATGATGACGATGGTTACCCAGATTAAAGACGAGAACTTTCAAAAAAGATCATTCGTTCTTAGTGGATTTGTTAGGATGAAGATTCCTCTCTCAAGAAGTGTGTATGAGTTCTGTGATTACATTATCCAAAAAGGATATGAGTTTGATTTAAGTTGCTTGAACGTGGTTGACAGACAAATTAGAGAAGAGTATGTTAAGTACATGGAGACTTTTGGATGAGAATTAAAGATACAATCAAAGCAGCAAAGAAAGCGATCAAGCTTGCGGAAAAGAACCCGATGATGTATACTGGTGAGGAGATCAGTTACATGAAACGTGCTCTACGCACAGCGAAAGAAGATCTCAAGCGTAAACGTGATTTTATGAGTAAAGGATTCAAGAATGAAGCAGCAACATGGATCAGTAAAGTTAGTGACAGTAACCCCAGAGGCGGAGAAGACGATGGGGTACGTAGCGAGGGTGAGCAACCCACAGAACCAGGAGAATCCTAACGTTGCTGGATTGCTTAAGTACTGCATCAAACATCAACACTGGTCTGTGTTTGAGCAAGCACACATGACTCTTGAGATTGAAACGAATCGTGGCATCGCAGCACAAATTCTGCGCCATCGTTCGTTTACATATCAAGAATTTTCCCAACGTTATGCTGATGTGAATTGGTTAGAGTCTGGTATTCCTGTGCCAGATCTTCGCAGTCAAGACACTAAAAACCGACAGAATTCTATCGATGATATCTCTCCCGAAACAAAAAAGGATCTCCAAGCGTACATTGATCGTCACTTTGCTGAGGCAATGGATCTCTACAATGAACTCCTTCGCCAAGGCATTGCTAAAGAATGTGCGAGATTCGTCTTACCATTAGCAACACCAACAAAAATCTACATGACTGGCTCTGTTCGTTCATGGATTACATATATTTCTCTTCGCGAAAAATCAGGAACACAAAGAGAACACATGGATATTGCTAAAGAATGTAAAAAAATTTTTATAGAACAATTTCCTATTTGTGGTGATGCTCTTGGTGGAATGGAGGATTGGATTATATAAGTAGTGAATGTATAAATAGATGTAGTGAATAAGTGCTATTTCTATGAAAGCAAATACTTTTATAGTTGGTCAAACATACGGAAGATGGACCATACTATCTTCCGATCACACTACTCAATACTTTGGAAAAAATAAGCGTCCAGTTCGCTGTTATTCATGTAGGTGTGAATGTGGAAAAGAAAAATTAGTAAGAGGAGACTATTTGCTACATGGAACAAGTCAAAGTTGTGGTTGTCTTAGATCAGATCGTGCTCGCGAATCTGGAAAGAATCAAAAAACAAAAACTTCATACCATAATTTGATTTATGGTGAATGTAAAAGGAGTGCCGCATATAGAAAAATAAATTTCAATTTAACAAAAGATCAACACTACAATATAATCACGCAACCATGTGAATATTGTGGTAAAAAACCTTTTATCAGAGAAAATGTTCGTTCTGGTATTCCTTTTCCACATCTTGGCATAGATAGAATTGATAGCACCAAAGGATAT